CGGGCGTCACGCATCTTAACAGTGGCGTGGTATTTGCTGGCAGTGCGTAGAAGGTCGCACATGTCACCTAAGCCGGTGGGAGAGGGTACAAAAAACCGGCCGCAAAAAGTGACATCACCTAAGTTTCGGAAACAGTTGATTTTTGCCGAAAACCCCAGGGTTTCGAGGTAATTCAAATTGTATAGGGCTTGTTGGAGGTGGCCTTTTCTGACTCCAATAACACCGTCATCGCCCTCGTGGTATGATGTCCACGTGTTTGGTGGTAAGCCACGGAGGCACACCCACATAAGAAAACGGTTGAGCAGTCCGTTGCCTATGGATGTGTGTGCGTCTCCGGAACATCTCCCCCCGTCGGAGTAGTATGATATCCCGCCCTGAGCAACCCCTTTGGTTGTCTCGGCAAGATTTAATGCAGCTCGGAACAACTCGTGGTCCGGACCATTGAAGACGGTGGTGAGGAGTGCTTTCTCAACTATCTGAAGGATAGGTTTGCTGATGGTGCGGTCGAAACGTGAGAAGTCGGTTTCGATAAACGTGGTGAACTGCTCAAGGCGCGCAAGGTGTCGTACGCGTGCGGGTAAGTCGCGGCCCTTCACCAAAAAAGAGCAGTTGTGGGCCGCCTGCTCAATGGCGGCCACGTAAGGGCCCACGACGGCCAGGAAGTGATCACTCCTTGGGCTGATGTTTCGCGGATCTGTTAGGCTGTTTGTTGCTTCCACTTTTACGAAGCACTTTACCCGCGCGTCCTTTGGTGTCAGCTCCATGGCCCTTTTTGTTTCGGCGTAGGCCGCCTCGAGCTCCAGCCTGCGTTGCTTGCCGTACCGCCTTACCCACCTGTGGAATGGTAATGGGTCCCTCACCTCCCAGATCCACCTCATCTCCGGCATCGTCAAGAACTCCACCGTTGCGCGTCTTAGCGGACTGAACGTCGGCGCCATGTGCTCGGGGGCCACGTATAAGGGCGTATGTCTTACGTTCGAGGACCCGTCGAGCATTATCGAGGCGGTGTTCCCCCCTGAGTACAGTCTCTGACCAATCTCCGAGGGCTTGTGCAATTTCAGCGGTGAGTTTTCCCCGGTATTTCTGGGCGATTCGATATTGAATGGAGGTATCAATAAGTGGTAGTATAATTTCGCAGAACCCGGTGGTCGGACTAACCTCCACAAAAACTGAGGATTCTTGAACGGAGCCTGATTTAGACTCACGGTTGATGACGACTCGATGGATTGCTGGAGGTTCTGGTTCGGCCATATCACTACTATCGGCTCTTGAGTAGTTATCGGAGGTATCACTCTCTCCGCTGCCATGTACGTCCTGTATCCCATCGCTTGTAGGTGTGTCTCGATATTGTTCGGGTGGAAGGGGTGTTGAGGCAGGCAGGTTGGACCAGCAACTATCAAAATCATTTTCAGATTCTGATACGGAATCGTTATCAGAGGGACAGGCAGAGGCACCAGGTTCAGCACTCGCAGCTCCAAGCTCGCTATGGTGTTCTCCTGGCATACTGCCGGAAACGCCGCAACTGCCGTCGTCAGAGGTGGTAGAATGGCTCGGGCTGCTGTCGCGAAAGCGACGGGTGGCCTTGGGGTGGGACTCGCCGCCCATCTGCACGTTCAGTGGTTTAACGTGCGCGACATAGTAGGGCATTTGGATGGATTTGAAGGCCCAAGGTGCCAAGATGGGGCCACAACGCCACCTCATCACCCAATTGAAGGCACCTTCATTCCCAATTCGACGGCGCGTTACCGTAAGTCGGCGTTTGAGATGATGGTACTGCCGAGCCACCCATGTGCCACCAGGATTGTAACCCGTTTGTGCCCTCTCGACTATGTTTTCAGCATGGTCGGTAGCAAGGTCAATGACGACACTCACAATTTTGTCGAGGTAGGTCCTGTCGAGGCCTGCGGACATCAGTTTGTTGCCCACAAAGTGATGTACATGGTCATAAAATTTGGCGTCTCTGGGTAAGGACGCCACGCCGACAAAGCTGCTGACGACGATGTGGGCTGGCAAAGTGACCTCAATGGAATTCTCAAGGGTCAGTATGATGTCTTTGCCACTTTCATCAGCGCGGAGGCCCATGTGGTTGTCAGTCGTACGGTAATTGGCAGACCTCCGCAACTGCAGCGCATCTTTCGTGGAGTAAGTGCCTGGGCTAGGGTAGCAAAAGTACAGGTCAGTGTCAAGATACGTACCTATGCGTACGTAGGTGAATGCCCCCTTGCTGGTCACACAGCAGCCCTCGGTGCCCCACGCATTCCACCGATGCATGTATGGGGTGCCGTCCGTAGTTGTCATGCGCACGTTGTTGCCAATTTTCACCCACGTCGCTTCATCCGAGAAGGTGCCACAATGGCCCTCGAAGCGATGGTTGATGACGAATGTGGGCCCTACCACAACTTGGACCAACTCTTCCGCATCCATATGATAGTCCGAGTGGCAAAGGATAGCGCAGGGGAAGTCGGCTTTGCTCGGGCATTTCGAGCCGATGGTGCGGCAATTCGAGAAGGGCGACTCGGAGCCCTTCTGCTCGCGGAGGATGTCAGAGGAGTCGATGACGGGCCCGCAGACATGTTTGTAGACGTGGCACTCGGGGTACCGCGTTCGAGACCCTCCAACGTCCCTAAAACGTAGTTCAGCCGTAACGAACGTCTGTATCGCGAAGCCTTCAACTGCGCGTCTTTGAAACGCGAGGAGGCGATGCTCGCCATCGCGTTTTGGTGGGGCCTCAAATAACGCACAAGCACGCTTGAATTGAGTTTTGAGCGTATTAGGGTCAAAGGGGCAGTCACGAGACTCAATCGTGACGCGTTGGTGGCGAGATGTTGTCCAATACCAAATGCCAAACGTAGCGGCAGTCGCGATGCAAATGATGTAAGTCCGTGTAGAGATGCCGTTTTCCACTTCGGTGTGACCAGCCGTGGAAGCGCGCGCCATAACCGTGACAGAACATGGGGCTGAACCAACGATCTCGCGGCTCGCCGACGTGATGATGCGTTTTGCCGATAAGATCGTGTCGCTGGGCCAATAACCCCATTTCGCAAAGTGGAGTAGGCCATCGTAGGTATTCCTGATCGCAATAAAGCCATCTTTGGGTGCCGGGATGTTGTCGTAAATCTTGGACCACATGTGCAATAGTCAGGGTAAGCCCTAATCAGTGGACGTATGGGTAAGGAGCACAGAG